GTGAAGGGGGGGGTGAAGGTGGCGAGGTTGCCGCGGCTGCCCGGACGGCCCTGGGGTTGCCTGGCGACGCGGACGCAACGCTCGTCGCGGCCAAAATAAAGGAGCTCAACGTGCATCTTGGACACACTCCGAACAAAGAAGTCGCGGCCATGAAGTCGCGGCTCGACGTGCTCGACGCTGCGGAGGCCGATCGGGCTGCCCGGATGCTGGTCGCGAAGTACGATAGCAAGATCAACCCGAACAGCCCAGGTCAGCGGGAGGCTGCGCTATCCATGGCGAAGCGTGACCCGGGCGAATTCGAGAAGCTGTTTGCGACGTTGCCCGATGCGATCCCACCGCAGGGTACGACCACAGCACCGAAGGGCGTTGACGGTGGGCGCGCGGGCGTGATCGCCACGGCGAAAGCCGTGTTCAAGGGCGAGCCCCAGCTTGCCAAGCTGAACGACGCGGAGACTTGGATAAATGGGGCGCTGAGCGAGATGAAGCTGGCGCCGCTGACCACCGAAGAGCTGGCCACGGTCTAGGAGGTAACAGACATGGCAATTTTGAGTGCAAACGCACTACGAGAGATACTCCCCGATGAGGGGATTCGTGAGTTTCCGGTTGTCGCGGCGGACATCATCTACCGCGGCGCTTATGTGGGCATGGACCCGGCGGGCTACGTCAAGCCGTTCGAGGTCGGCGACATGTTTATCGGCATCGCCTACGAGGAGGCGCTGAACTCGGGGGGGGATGCTGGCGACGTCGATTGCCGGGTATACGTTGGCGGCACCTTCAACCTTGTCCTGACGAGCGCAGCGCTCACCGACGTCGGTAGTCCGGTGTTTGCCACCAACGACAACACGCTGGCGCGCACCGGGCACCCCGACGCGTGGGTGGGCACCGTCCTGCACTACGAGAAGAGCGGCTATGCCGTGATCAAGCTGCGGAATCCACACGACAAGTGGACGCAAGCGATCGGCGGGGCGCAGGAGACGGTGTCCAATTTCGCTCACGAGATTGTGGCCACCGGAGTTGCGGGGGCGGCGGCTCACTACTACTCAGACGAGGGCTTCGTGTACCAGAGTGCTTTGGGGCTCGGTATCTTGATGGTCACCGACGCACCGCAGGGTATCGATTTCGCGCTCGACGCGGTGGACGAAGAGGCTTCCGCGACTCTGGAAAGCGGCGCCCTCCTTAGCGTGGCCAAGGGCATCACGTTCGAGGCTACGCTGCATATGACGGACATCGGTGATGCCGGCGGCGCCGCACTGCTCAACACCGACTGGGGCATTGGAACGGCGTTGACCACGAACAGCATTCTGAGCATTGACCATGCGGACATGGTAGACTTGGCGTGCTTCCACATGGACGGCAATGCGGCGGCGATCCTTTTCCAGTCGGACGATCGGACAACCGACACGGGCCTGGTCGATACGACGATCGTTAACGTCACGACCGCGGCGGCCACCAAGAACTTCAAGATCATCGTCCGACCGGCGGGGACTGTCGAGGCCTGGATTGATTCTGCCCGGGTGTTGTCATCGACAGCCTTTCTCATGTTGGCGGCGGCGGAACAGCTCTGCGGTTTCGTCAACGTGTCGAAACCTAGCGACAATACCACCGCGGCCCTGCGGATGATTCGCATGCGCATGGCGGGCGGCATCTAGGGCAGGGTGAACCCTCTTTTGGGAGACAGATAGATGGCAGTGATCAATACAGGCCTCTTGACGAAAGGCATCAGAAACGACTTCTACAAGACGTTCGACGGGGTGCAGACTTTCTTCGCGGACCTGACTACCCGGATTGCATCGGACGGCGACTCCGAGACGTACAAGTTTCTCGGCCAGGTCCCACAGGTCCGCGAATGGGGGACCGGGCGTATCGCAAAGGGGCTCCGGGCTGAATCGTACAGCGTGGCCAACCTCAAGTACGAGGCTACGCTGGAGGTGGATCGTGACGAAGTCTCGGACGCGCAGTTGAACCAGATCAAGCCCCGGATCAGCGAGCTGGCCACGCGGGCGGCGACGCACAAGGACTTCCTCGTTTCGCAGCTCCTGATCAACGGGCAGACGGCCGGATTCGAGAGCTACGACGGCGTGACGTTTTTTAACGACGCGCATTCTTACGGCGACAGCGGTAGCAACGACAACAAGCTGACGTACGACGCGACCCTTCCAGATGTGCCGACGATCGCCGAATGTCGTATCGCGTTCGGCCAGGTCCTGAACGCCCTGATGAACTTCAAGGATGATCAAGGCGAGCCGTATGGACATGGGGCAACCGGCCTGGTCGTCGTATGTCACCCGACGGTAATGCTCACATGGATGGAGACCATGACGAGCGCGTTGATCAGCAACTCGGATAACATCCTGAAGCAATTCAACGTGCGCGTGCTGGCCATGCCGTGGCTGACCGACGTGTCGCAGTGGTATCTGTTGAAGACGGACTTGTCCGTCCGTCCGTTCATCTTCCAGGATCGCGAGCCGATCGAGTTCGGGTCGCTGGAAGGCAAGTCAGAGCAAGGCTTCCTGCGAGAGGTGTACCTGTACGGCATCCGGGCTCGGTATCGTGTGACTTACGGCGCGTGGTATGCCGCGGTGAGCTGCGACTTCACCTAGAAGAAAGGCGGTGACTTATGGCGCACGGGCGTCTAAGACGAGAATCCCCTCCGGGCGTCGTATCCGACCGGAAAGGCCATGGCCCTGCATCACCCCCCCCGTATCCGCTTCGTGGGGTAGTCCACTTGCGGGCGGTCCTGCGATTATCGGGGGATGTGTCGGTGGACCAAGTATGCGAGGATGCGGCGCGGACTATTGAGATCCGTGAACAGGCCGAACCGGCGATGGGCGAGGTACCGCAGGCCAAACCTGTCGAGTACACGGGGCCCATTGCTGAGGGGCCGATCAAGATGCCTGACGACCCGGCGGGGATCGGGGGGTCGTCCGCGGGGCGGATCGCACACCCGAAAGCCGGTCGCGGGCGTAAGGCGGTGTAGCGATGGCCACGTACGCCACGCAAGCGCAGCTCATCGAGCGGTTCCATGACGAGGCGTCGCTGGCCAAGCTGACCGAGGCAACAGCGACGACGGTGACCGAGGCGACGATCACGCGCATCCTCAATCAGGCGCAGGGCATGGTTGACAGTTACATCGGTGCGCGCCTTGCGGTGCCCGTCGATGTGGGGGCGCACACGGCTGCGGCCCCCATACTTCGCGACCTGACGCTTGATTTGGCGGTGCACGCGGTTCATTTGCTGCGGCCTTCGGTTCCCGAGGACGTGACGAAGGCGCGAGACGATGCGATTGCGTGGCTTGATAAGTTTGTCGCGGGCAAGGCCGTGCTCCCCGCGGAAGTCGCGCCGGAGCCCACGGTGTTGGACGAACCGTCGGGCAGCTTCGCCTTTGCGCGTGGGGGCGATAGCGATTACAGCGGGCCCCAGGACATGATATAGCGGGCGTGGTGGGTGGCCGGTTTTAACTCGGTTCTCGGCCACTCGCCCGTCCGCAATGAGTAGGTGGCGCGAATGGCGTACGCGGTACGCACAACGATAACCGTCGAGGGTGACCGGAAGATGTTCATCCGGACCGCGGAGCGTCACGAGGATTTCGCGTCGTTCATGCGCGCGGTGGGCGTGCTGGTCATGTCGTCGTCACTGACGAGGCTGACCAGCGTCCTTGCGCAGAACCCGGCCGAGTCGGCGGTGCGCTCGGGCAACCTGACGGCCTCGCTGCGGGTTGGGGGGAGCGGGCAGGGTGGTTTCGGCCGTCCGTCGGTTCAGTCACCGCACACGGTCTGGCATGATTCCAAGGATCACGTGGAGGTCGGATCGAATCTGGTGTACGCGGCCACCGTACACTTCGGCTCGCCACCGGGTGGCATTCGCCCGACGAGCGGGAAGTATCTCGCAATCCCAATCCCTACCAGATTGAAACGCTCCGGTCGCTGGCCTCGAGACCTGGACCCGCGGCGCGAACATCTCCGGTTCATCCCGACGAAGGGGGGCAAGGCCGAGGCGGTGCTCGTCGATGAGGAAGGCACGCTCGGCTTCGGCAAGGGCGTGCTCTACGCGCTCAAGCAATCGGTCGACATAAAGGCGCGGCCCTACCTGTTCATCTCGGACGATGACCAACGGACCATCCGCGACGAGCTGTACCCGATCTACCTCGACGAACGGAGGGCCGGCTGATGGCGACTGACGATCAATCGATTGCCACGAAAACCGAGAACTGGCTGGTTACGACCATCCAGGCGATCGGTGCCCCCTCCCCGGTGTTCGCCAGTGCCGACGCGGTCCCCTGGTACGGAAGCATTGCCGAGAATGCGGCGAGTCTAGCCGAAGACATTATTGGCGGTCAGCGCACTCCCGTTGCGCGCGTCCGTTTCCTCGATGACACCACGGAGCATCTGGAGGCAGGAGACCAGAAGCGCCGTTCGGTCTACGAGATTTACGTCGGCGTGCAACACCTCAGGGGCAAGGGCGAGACGCGACGTGGTGATGGTACGGCCCTCGGTACGAACGGGTTGCGAGACCTGCTGTATATCGCAATACACAACAAGCAGCCCGCACAGGTTGCGAACGGGCGGGCGACCGAACCGGCAGTATGGGGTGGCGTACAACAGCCCTGGGACGCGACGAAGTCTGTAATCATGGTATGCCGTGTCAACATCGACGATGTGCCGGCGGCGGCCTGAGAGTGAAGGAATAGGCAATGGCGAACATACGCATATTTGAGGAAGTGGAGGCCCTGGTAGTCAACGGGGAAGACATCGGCGGTGCGTCCGCGATCACCCTGGTCCAGGAGTATGCCGAGGTCGTACGCGACGAGGCGAGCGGAGAAGGCACGACCGGTGCGGCCCAGGGTGCGGAAGCGGTAGACCGGCTCGGCGAGCGTACGACATTGTCGGCAGTCTCGACAGACGTGACCCAACTTGTCCCGCTCTTGGTCGCGGCGCCCGCTGCTGCCGTATGGCTTGGACACGAGTCGGGTCTGGCTACGTTTGGCCAGACCACGGTGGGGGGCGCCAACTCCAAGGTTATCATCCATGCCGCGTCGTTGGCTTTTTCCCGGTCGGCCTACGGGCTAATGACGTTCGATGCGATTGTCGGGACGGACGGAGACGAGTCTTGGAGCGATTACGTCAATTACCTGAATACCCAAGCCGCGCCCGCGGCCAATCTCCCCACGCGACTGTGGAAACCTACCACGGTCATGCTCAACGCGGTATCCATCGGGCATTTGATGTCGATGAATCTGAATCTGGGGGGGCGGCTGGTCCAGGATTGGGACGGCGATTCGGTTGGGGTCGTGGCTGACTTTACCGGCTGGTCTACGGTGACCGGTAGTTTGGTGACGCACGAGCAGGACGAAAGCGCCGAACTCACCTACGACCTGGCCACAAAGGCGCTCGAGGTAGTGTTCGGTGTTTCGACGGACACGCTGGCGGTCACCCTCGACGGCGCGGGGAATACGGCTGACCAGATATTGACGCTCCAGAATGTGAAACTGTTGAACCGTCAACGCACCGCGGGCCGGGGGTACACCGAGAACAGCTTTGATTTCGAGTGTCAGTGGCGAGACGCAACTGACCCATGGGCGCTGCGGACACTTGACGATGCAACCCCGGCGAACCGCTTGATCAACTTCGCAGCCGCGTAGGACCGATGGCCAAGCAAGACCTCACCGTCAACGTACAAGCCAAGGGCGCGAAGAAAACCGCCCAGGACCTCAAGTCCGTCGAGTCGGCGCAGAAGGATCTGACGAAGGGGACGGAGGGACAGACGAAGGTTGCCGACAAGGCCACGGAGGCCCAGGAGGGTCTCAATTCAAACACGGAGGCCTATGCTGCTATCCTCGCAAACGTCAGCCCGCGGTTAGGCCAGTTTGCAGCAGCGGGGATACACGCGCGCAAAATCGTCGAGGGGCTGGGCTCATCCGCTACTAGCTTGACCAAGCATTTTGGGCGTCTAAGGGCCGCGGTTTTGCGCAACGCCCGCGCCCTTAAATTGCTCGGCGCTGGCGGTGCGCTAGCCTTTGGCCTCTGGGCGATCGTTGCGGCGGTCCGGGCAATGGGCAAGGCGTTCGACGATGCTACCGAGGCGGCGAAGAAACTGCTCGATGAGCTCAGGCGACAAAAGGAGGAGTTTGCTGAGCAGGCCAAGGCCGTCCGGGCGGTAGCTGATGCCCGTCGCCAGTTCGCGGCGCTCACTCCGCAAGAGGTAGAGCGGGCGACCAAGCGGCGGCGGGGTATGGTTGCCCAGTATGGGGTTTCCCCGGGGGCGGCTACGGCTGTAGCGGGTGGGACGGCCGGGCTTGGTCTTGACCTTGAGACTCAGGCCCGCTTTGGCTTAGCTATGGATCTGGGATTGGCCGGCGGTGGCCTAGACCCGCGGATGAGCGAGCGACAGCGCGAGCAATATATCGCTGGGGTCAACAGGCAGAACCAGGAAAAGGTGGCCAGTCGCATCCGCGCGGAGCGGATGTACCAAAAGCAGCAACGCGAGGCTGCGAGACAGGAGTCCCGGCAGGTGGGGGGGACGACTGCGAACTTGCGGGCTGAGTTGCGCATTCAGTTTCCTGGGCGATCAGAAGAGGATGTCGCCCAGATAGCCCAACGCATCCAGCAACAGGGCGGTGATTTAGACACGTTCAGGGCGGCGCGGCGCGGCGCATGGCAGTGGAATCCGTGGCGTGGATGGGAGGGAACGCGCAAGATCCGCACAATCGAGGGCCGTCCTGAGAAAATGACAGCCGTGGAGCAGGTGGAGTTGGAGCGGGCGATAGAGGGTCTGCAATCCGGCGGTGGCGAGACGATCGGCGGCCCGCTCCCCGGCATACGAAGCAGCAGCCTCGGTCCGATGCCGCGGTTGAACCTCCCGAGTGACGACCCGGTGTTGGATGCGTTGACCAGGGATCTGGGCGGCACCGTTGAGCCTCGCGGCGGCGTAAACATCGGCCAGTACATCGACAACTCCCAGAATACGTACCCGGACCTGTCCAGCCAGGAAGCGGCTCGCAGCAATGGCGAAACGACGGGGGCGGGGGCGTTCTGATGGCGAACGAGTACGAGTTCGGTGGGACCAACGGCGTGGCCGTGCAGGACTTCGGGCAGAAAAACGGGGCCCTGTGGATGGCGGGGGAGGCCAATTGGGTGATCCGCAAAAGCGACCCCCCTGCCGATGGCGCCAAAATCCAACATGCACTCACTCAGCAGAGCGTGGCATTCGTCGACGACCTGGGCTACCGAGGGCAGTTCATCGTCTACGCGGGCCGGTTGCGGGTGGATAACGAAGGGCGATTACTGACGATCCAATCGAGGCTGTCTGGCGTCCGATTTGGGCAAACGATTGCGGCGGGCGTACGCAGCGCCGTCAATCCCGCGCTCATGGCCCCGACGCAACTGCGCAGCCCGGCGGGTACGATCATTCACACAAAGGTCGTGGTGTGGAGGTATCATTTCGGCGAAGCTCGCAGGGTGTCGTATTCGGCGTTTACGATCATACTGCCCATGACCGTCATTTTCAGGAACCTCGGATGACGCACAGATAATGCCGACGGCAATCCGGACATCACTGAACACGCCGCGCGGGGCCAAGCCTGCCGACAGGGTGGGCACGGTCCCCGAGCGGCTGGTGATGGAGTCGCGCGGTACTGGACCATGGCAGCTACAGACGACCCCGGCGCGGCTCGTCGTGCAGGTCGAAGGGGAGGGCGGGCGCCCGGCGTGGCGCGTGTACCCCGGCCTGACCTGGAACCAGATTGATTGGGCGATCGACGGTGAGGATTTCACGGCTACGCTCTCCATGCCCGTCCTGGACCTCCAAAAACAGCAGGGCAACGCCCCCCCCCGCCCACAAGCACCGCAGCATATGGCATATTTTCTCTCCGTCTTTGGGCCATCTCGGCTGATTCGGATCATCGGCACCGTCAGTCGGGGCAAGGGCCCCGGGAGTTGGGTGCCGCCGCGGATTTACCATGAAGGCTATGCGATGGTCGACTCAGTCGTGTGGCCTGACAAGCAGCAGGGCCTTCGGTTCAAGAGCCTATCGGCGGGCCAGGAGTATCTCCGCACGCACGCTGACACACAGGTGACGGGCCGGTGGATGCGGGGGCGGCCTACCGAGGAGTGGGACCCGGAAAAGCCGGACGCGCAGCTCGTGACCGCGCTGTCCCCGTCGTTCAACCCGCGCGGCCTGCCCAACCGCTCGGCCAGGACGTACGACATGCAGACGGGGACGGACAGCGGTGGGGGGGTGGTGACCGAGCCGATCCACCTGTGGACGACGGACGGTGCGCCCGGGGCCCAGCACTGGACGTACTGGCAGGCCCTGCGGGCGTTGCTGTTTTTTTGGTGTGCCTGGCATGGTGACGCGGTAGTCGACGCGCATAAATTCCTGCTTGACACGCAATCGATGGCCACGAAGCCACCTACGTCATCTGACGACCCGTTTATCGAGTACGGGACGCAACTCGTCAACGACATCACGGTGCAGAGCACGACGGTAGACGCGGCGCTGGCCCTTCTGTGCGGCACCGCGGGTCTGCACTATGAGATTGCGATCGACACCGACCCTATTCCCGGCGAGCTGTGGAGCCGCTACGCCGCCAATCACTACGTGCGGATATGGGCGGTGATCGACAATGCGGCGGCGCTCGCGGCAACACCGACGATCGCCCGCAACATGGGAACGCCCGCGGTGCATGATTTTCCGCGCGACGCGCCATGGACCGATTACGCTAACGTCGCGACATCGGACATTGCCGATGCGAACGCGGCGAGGAACGCGCAGCTCACGCTCGACAACCGAGACGTCAGCAACGTGCACGTCTACGGGGGCACGCCGCAGTGGGAGGGGTCGTTCCTGTTGCGGCCGGGTTGGCTGCCGTTCATCCACCTCGACAACCTGGAGCGTGGATCTGAGGCAGCGCAGACGGCCAAGGACTGGTGGGACGACGAATTCCCGGTCGATGCCTATGAGGGCAGCGGGCGGCGCCCGATATCGGTGCACCACGGCCAACACCTGCTGCACGCCCTGTACGCGGACATCATGCGGCTGTGGATCTTCCCCGACTCGGACGAGTACTACACGCACGCGACCAGCTACGGGCGGACCACGGGGCCCTACGACGCCGCGAAGTACGACGTCTATCACAATCGCGAGACCGCGCAGGCGGCCAACTGGCGGCTGTGGTACGAAGATAACACGTGGGGCGGGTTCATACGGCACGGCGATGCGTCTTTCGGCATTCCGGGCGTCGGCGATTGGGTGCCGCGACGGCGTCCGTTCCAAAATACGATCGGGCGATTCTCGACGGCGACAGCCGACGTCAGTCCGATCGTCCGAATCCATTTCGGGGTGCGCGACGATGACGACGAGCTGCTGCTCGATACCGATGGCCATCCGCAGGTTCCGGCGCCTGACGATGACGCGTGGGTCCCGTTTGCCGCACAGCCGATCATCGACACGGACCGGGCGGCGATCAGACTCACCGAGGACAACCCGCATAATTCGCCGCCCTTCCGGGAGAGGCCGAACGAACCATACGGCGATGCAACGGGTGGACTGGCAACGCGGGCTTTCATCGACGGGCATTTTTGGGTGCAGGTGACCGCCAGCGTATACGGCGATCGCCGGATGACGTCCATGCGGTTCAAGCGGGGCGCCGCGTGGCCGCGGACACGGCATAGGACGCTGGACACGGGCCACGATCAGTACGTGAGACGGTTCCGGCGCGGGGTGAACGGCGGTAACTCGTTCATGGGCGCGGACATACAGCATTCTGACGTGGCGGCGTACGAAAACCGGGACGACCTGAATGCACTCGACGACCTGGGCGGGCAGCTGGTGAAGGACCTGTCGGGCCAGACCGTGGCCGGGTCGTTTACCGCGTGGTTCCGGACCGATACGTATCGGCTCGGCGACAGTTTCTCGGGATGCGCCGGGCTCGCGTTCACTTGGAAGCGCTACCCGGGCGTCGTCCGTGTGCAGTGGATCAATGTGGGCAGCGTGCAGACGCGCGTGATCCTCAGCGACCTTCGCAACCGCCCGGAGGTCGGTGCCGAATGAGCACGATCGGCGTCAATGTCCGGGTGGCCGTCGATGACGACTGGGAGTGGGGCACTACGCTGCAACTGTTCACCGATCAGGGTGATGGGAGCGTCGATTACGACAGCCCGCTGCTCGCTCAGCGCTTCGAGGTCTCCGGCGACACGCCTGAGCATCGCGGCTACGGCATGGAACCCTATGGCATGGGTCCGTACGGTGGCGGGGTCCGATCGGCAGAGCCCGGTGGCTACGGCATGGGGCCATACGGGGCCGAGCCTGGCGGGTATGGTGGCAACAATCGATTCGTGACGGTCCCCGTGCGCGTCAATCAAGGGGCGGGGGTCTACCAGTTTGGGGTCGTGGCTTATGACGCGGGCGGGAACGCTCAGGGAGGTGCAGCCGATGAACAGTCTGTTTTCGTGGTCGGGACTCAGCCGCGTCCTGTCCGGAATTTCGCATACAGCTCGACGGTCATTACGGGAGGCGGCCCGGAGTTGTCTTTCTCGTTTGACCTTTAGGATTCTACTATGTGGGAGTGCACTTATGGCTGTTGACCTACCGGCGATCAGCCAATCGATGGCCGACGCGCTGCGGGATGGTTTGAAGGATGATGGGAGCGGCGTCGATTACATCGCCTTTCAGATCGACGACAACGACAACCCGAAGCTGAAGACCCGACTGACTCAGCAGATGTGGCAGCTGTCGCAAGCTCTCGCGGCGATGAACGAGGGGTGCGTGTACGACAAGACCCCGGAGGGGGCCGGCTTGACCGTCATCGTCAAGGGCGTGCCGCGCGCCCTGCTCGGTGGTGCCGTGCTGACGCTGCCCGACGAGGAGTTCGTCTGCGCGGACGACGACATCTGCTATCTGTACTTCGACGTCAACGAGGTTGTCGAGCAGAACAGCGGGGCCTGGCCGGGGGGCGATCACATCAAGCTCGCGGTGGTCACGACTGTTGGCGGGTCGATCACGAGCATCGTGTCGGCGCTCAAGGAAAACTGGGACCCGGCGGGGACGTCGCTATGGTACAACGTTGCGGCGGGGGCGGCGGTGGACATGGCGGGCGAGGACCTGGAAGACGTCGGGATGCTCGACTTCAACGATCCGACGAACCTGACGATTGCAGCGGGGAGTGTCACCCCGACCCAAAGCTTCCACACGCTGACCGGTCAGGGCGGGGTATTCGATGACCTCGATACGATTGTTCCCGACGCTGCAAAGATCGGGCAAATCGTGATATTCCGGTGTCTCAACATTATCACGTTCATAGATGGCGCCGATAATATCGAATGTCCCATCACAGGGGTTGATATCGTCGCGGCAGACAACGCCGGAATCGTCGCCTTCATTCAACACACTGCCACTAACTGGGTCGTGTTGTTTGACAGCCAGAATTACGTGACGGGCCTCCTATCTGATCTCAACGTCCTCGGTAACCGTTTGGAGAGCATAGGAGAGTTCAACCTGGTTCAGCCTGCTGGCGTGACGACGATTAACGCCGGGGTGATCGCTTACAACAACGCGATGATGGAGATCGCCGCGCAAGCTGGCGCCGAAGACGATCTCGACACATGCACCGGGACCATTAAAGGCGACGTTCTGATTCTGGCTCCCGATGTTGGCGACACGATCAACGTCATACACGGGGGCGGCGCCGACGAATTCTATCTCCAGAACGGCATCGACTTCGTGATGGACACTGTGGATCACCGGCTTTTCCTGATCCACAACGGCACGCACTGGGTGGAGCTGACCCGGTTGCCCATCACCGCCCGCTCGCTGGTCACGACGGCTGTCGAGGACCGGTGCATCCCGTACAACCCGGGCACTTTCCGCGAGGCAGGCGCCCTGGCCGTCCAGGTGTACGAGAAGGAAATCTATTGCCCGGTCGCATTCACGATCCACAACATCACCGGTCGTGTCACCGCAGCCGGCGTTCCCGTTGGTGTCCCGTGCATCATCGACATGCAGGTTGACGGTCTCTCGATCTTCGCCGCGCAGAATGAAATGATCAATATCGCCGCTGCCGCGCGGGAGGATACCTCGAACGTGAAGGATCACGCGGTGGCCGCGGGCTCGTACATCACGATCGAGTGCGAACAGACGGGCGCCGCATTGGACTTGACGGTCATCATCAACGGCTACGTCGGCATCACGGCCAAGCCGTAAGGAGCTGAGACGTGTACGGAGAATGGCCTCGCTACATCCGCAAAGACGAGAGCACGGCGGCCCTGCGCTACATCTATTTCGACCTCGTCGATGCCGCGGACGGCATTACCCCGGAGGCCGGCGAGGCCGGCGGGCAGCCGCAGATTTCGATCGATGGCGCGGCCTACCAGGATGCCGGTATCGATGTGCTGCAAGCGATCACCGCGGCGGCGGGTGCGTATTATGCCGAGGTCACCCAAGCGACGTGCAACGTCAACTATGGCGAGATCCGCGGTCGATTCAAGTCTGCGGCCACGATGGAGGCCCGGGGGCGCAACATCCTTATCGTCGGCGGCGACATTCAGGACATGATGGCCCGGATGTCCAACACGTCGGCGGTCACACTGGCCGATGGTAAGCTGTCCGTCAAAGAGGCCGACGGCTCGAGCGAGCGATTCACGATCAGCGATAGCGGCGTTACGGCTGACGTGCACACGATGACGAGGGATTGATAGGTGGGATCGGCAGCCATTCAAATGATGCGCGATACCAGGGACCCGTTCCTGATCGGGGACCTGACGCAAGAGATGCGCACGCTCGGCTACATGGCGACGCTGGGGCGGCGTTGGCCCCTCATCGATGCGCCTACGGTGATCGCCAGCCGTCGCCAGCTCGAGACCGGCGCTGGCAATGAGCCGGGCCCCTGGTATCCCGTTGGCATCAGGCACGCCCCGAGTTCATCGAGCGCGGTGCGCCATCGGGCGGCATATCCACATGGAAACGACACCGCTTGGCAATACACTGCGGTCAAAACCGACGGCAACGGGTACGTCTCGGAGGCGGCGCCTCCCGTGCGCATCGACATGGACGGCACCGACGACGTCATTGTCCCCGGCCTCCCGACGTGGCCCGTGGACTTGTGGGTGGAACCGACGGTCGATGGTGAGTTCATCGTCTACTGGCGCTACGATCCAACCGGCCAGGGCGACTGGCCCAACGATTTCGAGATTTACGCGGGGACCGCGGCGGGGGTCATCGACTACGGGGGCGCGCTCGATACCGTGGACTTCCTGCCCGAGCAGGAGGACTACGAGTTTACGACCGGCGAGGGTTACGCCGACGGCACTGTCAAGACGTTCGCAGTGCGGTCGCGTAGTGCACTACCGCAGGCCGAGCTGAACAAGCTCATAAGCGAGCCCGTGACGGCCCGGGCCGACGGGCCTGCGAACGGCGTTATTCGGCTGGGCAGCGGGCTGCACGAGAGGGGGCTGCGATGACCAGACGCGCAGACCGGGAACGTATCCGACAAGCCCGATTGCGGCCGGCGGCCCCGGAACTCACCCAACCCAAGCGCCAGGAGTCGGGCGGCCAGGCGGCGGGCATCCGTTGGGCGGTCATACGGGCCCTTGACCTGGACACCAACGCGATCACCGTGCAGCAGGTGCGCATGAGCGACCCGGAGGATAGCACGACCGCGGTAGCGTTCGGGAGCGAGCTGACCGGTCGTCCGATCCCGGGGTACACCACAGCGATGTACAACGTCCCCGGGGCGATCATCCCGACGCCGGAGGTGCCGGAAGACGAGGAACTCGGCATTAACTTCGTTGCGGTTCGGCTGAACCCGGACATGACCGTTGAATTCGTGCTCAAGCTGATCGAAAACCCAACGGATACCGACCCGCACCAAGAGGAGGTGTAGCTATGGCGCTGAACATCGAAGAGCGGCGCGAAGCCGAGGGGATGCAGACGGCGATTGCCGCAGCCCAGGTGGCATTCTCCCGGTTCGGAACCCGATTTAACGTCCTGCTCGACCAGGATGTCGACAACGAGAGTCCGTTTCAGGCGGACATCACGATGGCCAAAGTGCGCGCGATGGCTACCCGGCTGGCCGGACATGCCACCGTGCTCGCTACGGCCTTGACGACCGAATGAGACCTTATAGGAGACCGAGTATGAGAATCACACTTGAACCCGACCGGGATGGTGAGCAGTTGACCAAGGGCCCGACAATAGCCCAGCCGGGCGACCCACCCGCCCAGGACAAAATCGTGATCCACGGCGTAATCAATTGCGCTATCGCCGGCGATAGCGAGTCCCCGGGGGGTGGGACTATGCCCATTCGCTTCAGCCGCGGAGACCTGAGTACCATAATCGCGGCCATGCGTTCACTAATCGTCCACCTGGAGCATCAATATCACAGGTTGGTGACGCGCGGCATCGTCAAAGAGCTGCTGGAACCGAAACCGAAACCCGAGCAGACCGCAAAAACGGTGGAGACCCCTGTGGATGGGCGCGCTCAATGACAAGTGCCGGGTTTTCTGGTTCGGGAACGCGGTAGACATCCCCGCGGGGTGGTCCGAAGACACCAACTACCAAGACCGACACCTGGCCGGTGTGCCCATAGGTGGGACTGCCGGTGATACGGGTGGCGGGCATCACGGGCACGACGGCCTGCCTCACTTGCACGCCGGCACGGAACACGAGCATGATATTGCCGTGAACTCCCAGACCACCGGGCTGAACTTTAAAAAACAAGAGAAGACGCCGGGGGCGGCCTCCGCGGTGCAGGGGCCCCATGTGCACGCGGGGACCGCCGTGCACGATAGTGCCGACACGGGAGAGACGACGGTCAATGCGGTTACGTCCGACGACTACTCCGACACGATGCCCCTCAGCCGCGAGGCGTTCGTGATCAAGCCGGACGGCGTCACCTTTCCGGATGTTCCGACCGACGCCGTCATATTCACCGACAACCCCGACGGCTTGGCCGGGTACGATGTTTGCGACGGCAACGGGGGGCGCCCGAACCTCGAAGCCCTGTTCATCCTGGGCTGCCCGGATGGCCGGGAGGCCGGTGGGGCACTCGACGGGGCGGCCAATCATACGCACACGCGCAGCGATGCGAATCACACGCACGCGATGGGCGATCACGAGGGTGGTGTGCACGCGATGAATCCGACAGGCACCACTCTGAACGTGATCATTCAGGCCAGCCCCGGGTGGAGTCAGGGTTCGCACTATCACGAGATGGCATTGGGCCCCGGTGGTGCGCAAGTGGTCGGGGCGGCGGCGGGCGGCGGTGATTTTGACGCACAGGACAATCGTCCTACGTTCCAGCGCTTGCTGGCCCTACTTAACGAGGGGGTGGCGGCGACGCCGATCGGGACCATCGTCGCATTCGAGGGTGAGCCCGGTCGGATGCCTGCCGGATGGGTGCTGTGCAACGGCACGAGCGGAACGCTGGACCTGCGCGGCTGTTGGATCGAGGCCACGGACACGCCGGGCAGCATCGGCGATCCCGGTCTGTCGGCCTATGCCGAGGACCACGACCACACGGCGACCTCGCCGCACAATCATCCGATCCCCGGCGTCCACACGCACACGCCGCTGACGATTTTCGACTTCGACGACGGCGTCAACTCGCTATTCTCGACCCCCGCGGATGCCTCGGCGGCGCTCGGGCACAACCACGGGGGCAAAACCGTATCGACCGACGCGCAAAATGCGACCGAGGACGCATGGCTGGAAACGCTGACCGGCGACGGGCGGACGCCGTACCGCCAAAGCCACTGGATTCAGTACCTCGGTCCCGATGACGGGCGGGCGGAGCGTGGGTCCCAGGCCCCGGGCGCACCGGCAGACCCCGAACCCGACCTCGCCCGATCGATCCTCCAGCTTCGCCAACGAATCCGGATGGTCCCCGTTTGCCACGTCCCGGACCCGTTGCCTCCCGGGACCGAGACGCGGACGTTTACGGCGGACTCGCCGGTATTCAGTCCGTTTGACTCGATCGAGCATGCGGGGATATACCGTTTCTGGCTGTACGGCGCGCCCGAGGCCCTGGCGGGGAGCGATGTCAGTTTTGACGTCACGGCCCGGGCTGATTTCGGGAATGCTTACACATGGCTTCTCGCGAGGGCGGAAGATGCGAGCTTTTGGCGTACCATTGGGCGGTTTTTCGTGGCACCGCTTCCGTGCGGTAGCGTCCTGCACGAGACGATCACGATCCCCGCGGCGGATTGGAACGTCATCTGGGCTGATTGGGGTGGGGTGAGCGGGGGTCTGGCCGACCCGATACGCATGAAATTCGTTCCGACCGATGTTCCCCTATGCTCGGGCTCGTATGGATTCATGCGGATTTCGTACGAGTATCTGGTCGCCGAAACTCAGGAGCCGGCTCCACCGTCGCATTGCGGGCACTGGTGGCGGTCGTATGAGATGGTTCCGCGGGCGGACGGCTCGTTCGGCTACGTGTGGGGGAAGCTGAAGTTCGATCGTCACCTCGGGGCGTTTGTCGTCGCCGTCGAGTCGCCGATCGCGGGGCGCGAGACCGACCCGAAAGTTTTTTACGGCGGTCGCGGGGCGAGCCCCGAGGATGCCGAGGGCGCCCACGGGATGAAGGTCACGGAATGCCTGGCCCCGTATGAGCGTCGCGGGTCGATCGTCCAGGTGTCTGCAGGCGGGCTGTGTCAGCCGATTTGAGCGCTTTTGGGCGCAAATTGTTCGTGGTTCTGTTACTGGAAACGCCGATAACCGATGCCCAAGCAAGAAAAACAGCCCTGCCGACGTCATAAAGCGTGGTGTCAGAGTGCGGCACAGGTAGGTCCTATATGACAACCATATGGTCCAACTGCCACGATCAGCCGGGAATCCCGGCACGCTGCCAGGACGCGGCGATGCCACCGTACGAGTGTCCGAATCCGGAGACGCTCTGCATCTACTGCAACCCGGGCTCACAGGGGTCCACCAACGCGTGCACGCCCGAGCAGAACCGGTGTAGCGGCCTCCAGGGCCCACCGGTCATCAACCTGGAGGGCAGCGTCCCGTGGGTCTGCCTGAGCTGGGGGCCGAATGCGTGGGACGCATCGCACAGTCAGGCCCCGTTTTTCACGACAGAGGATGGGCGCGGCGGCGGGGTCTACCGGTACGTCATCCTGCCGACCTTCAATCTCGACGCGGACAAGTGCGCGCCGAACCCCTACTGTCTGAGCGGTCCGCAGGGGCCCGTCTGGCTTTGCCGGGCATTCGCCACGGGCGAGTTGAACACCGGCTGGCGGATGTTCTGCAGCGAGGTGACGCCGGCCAACCTGTACGAGCCGCTGCATATGATCTTGGAGCGCGACTTCCTGACCAACGGTCCGATGTTCCTGGCGTTCGCGCTGACGGGCGATCCGGGGTGCTTCGGGCCGACGCAAGAGGTCTACGCGTTTACCGAGCAGTGTACGGAAGAGTGGCTGATGTGCGGTGGCGATGTCGCCCGGGTCGTCGACTGGCTCGAGGTCGACCTGGACGTCCGGTTTTCCGACGATCAGGACGTATACCCGACCCGAAACCCGTTCCAACGGGTGCTCGAGAACGCGGCCTGGTGGGAGATGTCGCGGATCGTCGACGTGCTTGACGGGCATGAGCCCGGTCTGGATTACGACAACCCGCGCAAGGCCTTGTGGTCGATGGTCGAGTGGTTCGATGAGCACAATCATACGCTCACCCTCCTCGATCTGGACCCCAACCCCCCCGTCCGCGGGCGGGCGATAGATGGTGTGGCGCCCGAGGGGTACTACCACGAGTACCGCACCACGCCGATCCCGATCACGTGCACGGGCTACCTCAGCAAGGTCGAGGTCCCAGCCGTCCTGACCTTGCGGAATATGACCATGTTTGCCCGGCTCCATCCCGAGGAGGCTCACGTCAGCGGCACCGACCCATTCGAGGCCCGGGTGCACGCGACGGTAGACATCAGTCTCGAGATGCGCGTCCGGCTGCTCCCCGAGGCCGTCGACCTGCTGGCCGACGCGGGACTCGAGCTGCTGGACGCTACCGACCTGAACGCACTGTTCGACCGGCGGATCGCCGACCCCGACGACGCCGAGCAGGAGCACCCGCACGAGCGGCTGATCGCACGGGGGCCGAACGGCGAGCGCGTACCCGAACGACTGAGCTGGCGGGGGGTCCGGTCGAATCGGCGGTATGCCCGGGTACCGCACACGAACGTGAGGCTCGGATTCGACTTCGAGCCACCCGGTGGGAGCAGTCATCCGAGCGGGTGCGCTGCGGTCAACGCGATCAACGGGCTGGTCGTCAATGGGCAGCTCAACGATACGCGGGAGTGGGACCCGCGGACCGGGGTCGCGACCGAGCTACCGCAGTTTTGCGTCGGGGAGGTCGTGTTCGGCGTCAACGAGGGCCTGGACGCCGGCGTAGGCTGCCTGTCGTGACGTGCCCCGGTCCAAACAGACGTCCGTCGAAAGATCGTCGCGCCACGCGATCCCTGACGCGTCATCGGGCCCGTGAGCGGGTTGCGGCGGAGCGGGCGGCCGCATTCGCGGCCCCGGGTCCTCCCCCGAAACGTCCGCAGTTCCCCCGACGATGCCGGGGCGGCGCCAAACCACTGCAGGCCGCGAGGCTCATCCGCAAGGGCCTCCGATGCCTACAGAGTTCGGATTTCGCAGAGTACCGGCGGCGACACAGCCCGGCCATCGTAATGCTATCGCCTATCATCACCGACGAGCTGTTCGCCCACCGTCTCGCAGCCTGCCAGCGATGCCCTCACCTCCAGACCTGGGCAGGCGGGCGAGCGGAGTGCGTCTGTTGCCCGTGCGATCGATGGGCGTATTACCAAGGGGGCGATGATCAGCTCGAACGCATCCGTCACAGCGGCTACGCCTGCCCGCGGGCGGCGCCGGCGTTCGGCGTTGTCGCGCCAGCCTGACCCTCCTCCTTCCCGCCCTCGGGGGGCCCATCAGACCACTGGCGACTCTGGCACGCCACACTGCAAAAGTAGCGCGGTGGCAACTGGGCGCCGGTGAGGTAAACAGTGTACCAACCGTTGACGCCAAGGATGCTCGGCTCCCAGCGATTATCCTTCGTGCGCCACTGCCCAGGCACGGTGGCCCCGCATACGTCGCAGCTGAAATTAACGCTCATCGCTCCTCCTCTCCGCCCTCGGGCGGGGTGCAAGCGCACGGTTGATCCGCGGGGTCGTCGTCGCACCACGAGCACGGGGGTTGTTTCTCTCCGTCCTCGGGGGCGGGGGGCTTACGAAGTTCAAACAGGTTTCGGAACTGGGTGCGCAGGCCCGTCGGATATGCAATCCGTACCACTACTCCGCGGGTCATTGGTCCCGTGCCCTCCTCAATAAGCGTGATCTCAGCAGGATGCCAGCGGTCATCGTCGCCGGCTGCCTCCACTACTTGCCCGACGTCTAACTCTTCCAGTTTGATGGCCATACTTCTCCTCGTTCCATATCAGGGGTTAGCCGCCTCGGGGACTCCGAAACAGTGGCATCGTTTGTCCGCTCCTATATCAAAACCCCACTCCTCAATCCCCCATGCATCCTCGTTTTCGTTTTCAGACGCAATCAGCTCCGCGTCCGATTGTCGGCAGAAATGTATGGATTCCTTGGGGTTCCGTGTTTTCTGGAATCCATAGTCGAGCCAGCACGTATAGAGCCTACCATCCCCACTCTTGCCGTTCGTAATCAAGTAGGCGGTGTACATTTCATCTACGTCCTCTAACAGGGGTCACGTTGCATTCCTCGCGGCCTTGGCCACCCCGCATCGCCGACAGTATTCCACTCCGTCTTCGTCGCGGTATGCTCGGTGCGGGCAGGTTACGTCCAACTCCGCATCGATGTCTCGCAGTGCTTCGCTGAGAGAGGTCCCGCATGTCCCTACGTGCTGGAAGCCATCCTGCCACCAAGCAAAGCGGCGGACGCCACACTCCAAGCCGGCGTGAAACGCCTCGCGGATCTTCTCGGCAACGACCTCGCAAAACGGCACCTCCGAGCGATCCTCGTCCCAGCACTTGCCTGCCCATTCTCGTGATGTTTGTTCGTTCATGTTTTTACGTCCTCGCCAGGGGTTACGCTGCATTGCCCTTCCGCCGGTAGGCCCACCATAGCAGTTTTAGTCGCGGGTTCACTGCAAGATCCTCCCCGACATCGGCGGCATCACCTCGCCGCGGCATATCCGCGCCGGGAATTCCGTCGGGTTGACGATGACCAGGGCCTCGTTCTCGAAATGCCGCTCAAAGCACGTGCTGAACTGTTTCCGCTCGCCCAGCGGTTTGCCGATCATCATGTCGTATGCCTCATGCCAGCGACGGCCCTGCGGATGAGATTCGCCGCTTGGCCAGTCGAGGGTGATGAGGCTCAGCCCCGGCTTGTAGGTGAGCAAGTACGAGCAGTACAGGTACCAGAATTCCTGCTCGGTCTTGGGATACCCCACCCACCAATCGCGGAGCCCGTGTGCGCGCGTGAGCTGCTCGTGCCATCGCATGGCCTTCAGCCAGTCGTGCCCGCCGAAATATGTATCTTTCCCCCTCTCCGATAGCGGGTTCTCGGTCATCAGGCCCCCGCCAGACACGGCATCTGTAAGCCGTGTCCAGTCCTTGGACCCCCACGAATCGAGCCGGTAGTCGTACGTGTGATTCGCGATCACGCACTTGCCGAGGCTGTTGAGGGCACTGCTGAGGTCAGCGAGCAGCAAACACATTCCCCGGTCCCAGTCCGCGACACGATCCTCACGAACCCTAGCGACCTTCCCGCCCACAACGTGGCCCATCCGCCCCATCCCCATGCACGTAATGTCCGCGCCAAGTGCGTCGAACGACAGGCCCGGGGCGGCCAGCAGGGGCTCGTGCTTCTCGCCGCGGACCCATGCGACCATCTCGGCCAGGGCGAATGCACGGAATTCGGGGTTGGTTACGTCCACGTAGTATGCCGGATACTTATCGTCGGCATCGTACAGGGCCCACTTTTCATCACGCTCCAGAAACCACTCCGGATGTCGCAGCATCGGCTCCCACCTGTACCACCCGTAGTCCGCCTGCCGGGTGAGCGAGATCGCCCAGTAGGCGCAGCAGAGCATCGTATCCGGGCGGTGGCGGCGCAGGAGCTCGTAGGCCGCATGGTTGCCGTGTTTGCTGGCGAGCGGCGGCGCTGCCCAGATAGCCTCGTACGGGCCCAGCTGGGCCGTGACGTGCGTCTCGGGCAGCGCCTGCTTGCTTGTCGGCAAGCGCAGTTCGCTGTCGCGCAGAAACGTTCGGGCTAGTCCATTCATGTCTGATTCTCCTTTTTTGGTTCTGTCCGTGTGTTGATTTCGCGGACGACTCGTGCGCGACTACTACGATCTTCCGTGCACGGTCGGATCGGGCATTCCCTCCGACCGCAACCGGCCATATAACGCCAGCCGCGATACGACAAGGCGAGGCCACGGCTGTCCTGTTTCCATCGCCTCACCTCCATCCGGTGTCCGCAGAACGGGCAGTGCCCGGGCTCTTCTCGCTTCATGCCTGATCCTCCTCTCATCCTCCTATGGTCGCAACTCGGACTTTCACTCCGGGCGGGCGATCGTCCGCAAACACCTTGTCCACATCCCACGCGCATATCTGCACGTCGTCGATGTAGCACACCCCCTGCAGCGCGTCGCCAAGCGCTCGTTCCACCTTATCCAGGTCGGGATGGGGCTTGCGGTACGGCAATTGCGGGGCGTCGTTGCGGAGCGGCGCCCCAAACCCCTTCGCAAGCCCCTTCGTGTTGTAGTGACACGCCGGGCGCTTGAGGTAGAACGTCACCTTGACGGCCACTGGTCCCAGGCAGATGTTTCCCCAGCCGGCTTGCTTGGCGGCGAATGCAACCGACGACTGCCAGGCCTTGAGGTCCTTGGCGCGGTAGGCTCGCATTTTCGAGCGACCGGGTATCATCGACCCTTTCGAGACTGGCAGCCCATCGACCGTAAATGTGATTTCCTTCAGCGGGCTAGGTGGCATCGGCGTCTCCCAGCGGTCGGAGCCAGCGAGCCCAGGCTCGCACGGCGTCGTAATGGCGACGATAAAAACGTTGCAATCGAGGTGACACCAGACACGATGGAGTGTCACACCGAAGGTTGACGTCGGCGAACCAGTTGAAATAGACTGTCGGCGTCTTCCGGCACCACGGGCATATGGGGAGCTCGAGTTTCTTAGCCATCATCGGTTTCTCCCGGGGCGTCTGGTACCCACGCGAAGGGCCCGCGGCAATCGCCAGTCCCGCCGAAGTCGCACTGGCGAGGGTTGGCATGGTTGCAATCCTCGCAGCCGCATCGCCAGTGGCCGACGGTTGCGGACGGCGAAGCCGCGGCCTGTGCGTAGGTCTCCGGGTCGGCCGGAACCCGACGGTATCCTTGGGGGGATGGCATCCATGTCATGTCCCCGCCGCACACGGCGCACCGAATAACCCCCTCCGCGGGCCCGCCGCAGTCCATCGTGTGGCAGTCCATCCTGTCGCACTTCCAGTGCCCCGGGCCGGCCGCGAGCTGTGCGTTGGTCTCCGTGTGGCCTCGCAGCCGGGCGATCGTCACTTCGGGGGGCTCGTTGGTGACGTCGGACAGCCGTGGCTTGAATTGGGACATCACACGGGTCCCACACGTCTGGCATACAGCCGGCCCTCCGGTCGTATAGATGCGGGTTTCGACGCGACCGCATTGCGGGCACCAATAGGGGTACCTCTGGTAGCCCTTCGCAGTCGTCGCATCGTCGTCGGTGAGACGATCGCCGTCCAGCCCTTCGGCGGCCCTGCGGAGGCGGTTGGCGCAGCCCCAGATGGCGAGCCACTTAGGGTTGTCCCCGTCGCTGGATTGCAGGTCACCTAGGAGCGTGTCCAGTTCGTCGAGGGCCTCCGTATGGGTTGGGCAGGGCGCTAAATTCATGCTCCCATCCTCGTCGTACAGTGACCCCTCGCGCTGCCGCTGGATGTACTCTTCCGAGGACAGCCCGCCCGTGATATTGATCGGGGGGAGGTCGTCGTACGCGGTGCCGGGATTGCGTTCCGGCTCCTCGACGGCCTCGAAGGGGAATCGGCACCAGTTCCAAATGAGAGTTTGATCGCAGTTCAGGCAGCGTGGCGTCGGTTTAGGCTCAACTGTGTGGATTCCACCGCGCCTGCAATCCGGACACCAATACCACCATCGCGCCACGCGCCCCGACAGCACGTCAGCGACGCGAGCGCCCTCGGGCCCCTCGACGGCCTCGCGGAGAACCCGGATGCAGCTCCAGACTCGCATCCACAGAGGATTGGCACTGGCCACCTCAAGGCGCTTCAGATACACCTCCAGAGTCTCAATAATCTGGAGCGGTTGTTGGGCCATGTCCTTCGCCGATTCCTTCATCGCCTCGGACAGCGGGCGGCTGCCATCGGTCGTAGGCGAACAGGGGGTCGGCCCATCGGGTGGCGGGTTGCCGTTGCTGTTGCTGTTCATCTCGTCTCCTCTCAGATCGGTGATCCTACTGGTTGTCCACGGCGCACGTCATTCGGTCGTTTGCGCCGGCCACGCAAAGACTGATCGGCGCGCGCCATCTGCTCGGGCGTGCCTCGTACGACGATGCGGGCCCAGGCACACCATTCGGGTTTCAGCCCGCTGATTACCTCGAGGCCGGCGCGGCGGGCCCGGTTGCACGCGGTCGTCAACTCAAGGTCCAGGACGCGCACCCATCGCGTGTATTTGTGCCGTCGCGCTCGTCCCACCTTGACCTGCGCTCGGCGGCGCCGTACGTACGCGGTGTTGTACGTCCGTATCTGGACACGATTTCGCGCGCGGTACCGAGCCTCCGTCTCCCGATAACTCGCACGATGGACGCGCCTCTGGCGACGAGCCTGTTCGTTGAGGTATTTCGCCCCCTCGGGGCTTGCCCGGACGTCCCTCACGTAGTTTCGGCAATATCGCCGGTGGGCGTCCAAACGACACGTAGCACCACAATACTGCGGGGGTCGGCCTCGACTGCCTGGAGGCCTGTCAGGGATCGGGTTCGTACATCTGTCGTTCCGGCAGACGGCGCCGAGGTCAGGGTTCATCGGGCTCATCCCAACGGGCTCCTAGCGATTTATACCTCGGGGCTCGTCGGGACTCGCCTGATCTGCTGCCCACCCGACGGGCAGCGGTTGTGCATGATTTGCGGGTACTCGCGCTCTACCCTGCGAATCTGTTCGGCGGTCCCACGGAGCAGCATATGGTGGTAGCAATTCCAGTCCGGTTTCCAGGCCCGCAACACGTCCATGCCTGCACCGCGCGCGATCGTGCAGACTCGCTCCAGCTCGATGTCCAAGCATATGATCCAGCGTGCGTACAGCCTCCGGCGTGGAGCTCGTTCATGGTTCATTTGATTCTCCTTTGTGTTCTAATTCCAGCTCGGCTTGATCGGGCGGCGGTTGCGAACCCTCTGGGGTTTTCGAATCGTTCGGCTTCGCATGATCCGGGAACATCTCGTCGACCGACGACAGCTTCGCCTTGGCGTGCTCCGCAAGAGCCTTGGCGCAGGCGTCCTGCAGGTAGGGGTCGCGTAGTCGCTGCTCAGGCGATAGGCTGTTGATGAGCGTCAGTAGACTGATCCGCTTTGCCCGAGCGTCATATACCCGGATCGGCTTTACGATTTCCCGCACGCGATCCAAGATCCAGGACTTATCGTTTGCCGGTAATTCGCCAAGTCGTCCTTGTAATCGCGTCGCCTCTCTCTCGATCCACTCGGCCTCCTGTTTGGCCGAGGAGTCCATCTGGGCGTCGTGGCGCGATCGGGCCTGCCGGTCGGACACGACGGAGGCCGTCGGCTCACCACCCGCCTCTATCATGGTCCTGAGCCACCCTCGCGGGTTAGTCAGCCGCCCAAGCGTGTTCAATCGCTCCGAGCTGAGAATCATGTCGCGGATGTACTGGAGCGTGCCCTCAGGCCGGCCATGCGCGACGACCTTGACGGCAAGGTCAGCGGCAACGTCGGAATCAAAGCCAGCCTTGGCCAGCTCTTCTTGCGCGCTGCGATTTGCTGGCGTCTCGTTTTCTTCGAAGCAGGTGTGTACACCAGCAGCAGTGTCCCTTGTTGCTGTTGTTGTTGTTGTATTTGTATCTGTAGTCTGTAACTGTATCTGTTGTTCCGTGACGTCACGGTTTTGGTCACGGGGTTCGTCACGCCCCGCGTCACGGTCTCCGTCACGCATCCTGTCACGCTTGGCCTGTTGACGGCGCTGGTTGTCCTGGCGTTTCTTGTATGACTGTGGATGGTATCTCCTGAGTCCCACGAATCGCAGGCCAGTTTCGACGACTTTGAGCCAACCGACCCCAACCATCGCCTGCCCAAACCCCTGATGGTGTGCGATGCTATCGACCAGATCTAAGTCCGCGCCCTCCCAGAGGTCTGTGCGCAGCAGGTCGATTTCGCTGTCGACCCGGCCCCAAACACCAACGAGGGCCCCGACCGCCGCCTGCGCGCCTACTACCGCGTCGACCTTGGCGATCGCGGGCACGGCTCGACGAATGCGCGCGACCTTGGCGGTGTCCGCCAAACACACGCGAACCGCAATCCAGGGGTCTACGGCTTCTGGGCTCATTCGGGGGCCTCCAGGGGGGGGGGCTGGATTAGTGCGGTGTGCGGGCACATGATACGGAACGGATGGCCGGAGCGCGACTCCGCCGGGACCTCCACGGTGACGCCGATAGTACCAGGGACGAGGCAAGCTGCTCCGAACGAAGTCAAGTAGGCCTGTGAGTCGTGAGGCGGATCGACTGCCACGACCTCCACGATCACCGCAACCCTTTCGCCTGGCTGTAGTTTCCGGATTTCCTCTGGGCTCATTCGGGGGCCTCCTCTGGGTCCTCCTCTGGGGCATCGACAGGCTCGACGTCGTCGGGGTGAAAATTGGCCAGAAACGATTCGCCGAGCCAATGCGCGACATAGACGTGGATGTAGCCTGACGGGTGGATCGCGTCAGGCCATCGCACTCCGCGGATAATGCCTCGACGGGTCGTTCTGCGGGCCATCTGGACGATCACCTGCTTGTCTATCTGCGCCTCGGAGAGTTTCATTCGGGGGCCTCCTCTGGTGCATCGACAGGCTGTACGTCGTCGGGGCGAAAATTGCCCAGCAACGGTTCGCCCTGCCAGTGCGGGACGTAGACCACGATGTTGCCGGACGGATGGATCGCGTCAGGCTTGTGCACTCGGCGGATGATGCCTCGGCGAGTCGGTCCGCGACCGAAACCCATGTCGACGATCACCCGCGTGCCTCTCTTCGCCTCGGAGAGTTTCATTCGCAATCCTCGAGCGCGGGGGATCGCCATTCGAGGCGCTGCTCGCACCGCGGACACCAGCCATAGTCCGTTTTGTCCGCCGGGGCCGGGGCGGGCAACGCCGCCAGCAGGCTATCGATGGGGACGAGAATCTCCACGTCGTGAGGATTTACCGCGCTGACCAGCAACAATGCCCTGGGCAGCCGCACCCAACAGTTGCGGGGCATACCGGTGTCATGGCCGGGTCCGCTGGCGATCGTGACGGGCAGGAGGGCTGTTGTGTCCTTGCGCGCATCCTCGGCTTTCATGCCTCGCCTCCCTCGTCCGGCGGCTCAGTCGATGGCGCCGGCTCGGTCGCCCCGGGCCTCCGCTTGTCGGGCTCCTGTAGCGGGGCGAGCCCCGCCGCCTTACGTGCCTCGTCGCGGACGGCGGCCGCATCGGGCGGTGACTCCGCGGGCGTCGGCGGATCGGCCTGCTGGGCTGCGGCGACGGCCTCGTCTACCCGCGACTTCGCCCGCTTCATCGCATCGGCGGGGTCCGTGGCTGTCGGGGATTGCAGAAAATCCGTGTCGACCGGCTGTCCACTATGCGGGTCGAGCAACGGCGTATGCGACTGGGGCACGTTGGCGTCGGCCTGCTCATCGAGCGTGACGGCCCGCGATAGTTCGGGTCGATCGGCGCGGGCCCGGACATACTTGCAAAGGCGCCGAATAGCCGTCTTCAGGCCCATCTGATCGTAGTAGTTGGCCCAGGGCCCATCCTTCCATTTATAGACGCTGTTGCGGATAGCCTCGACCTCGTGATTCCACAGCCACGCAAAGTTCTCATGTCCATCATCGTCAATGGACACGGCGTAGAACGCGATGATTTCACCGCGGTCGGCGGCCGCGGTCGGTCGGTGCAGGATCATCGGCGCAGTGCCCTGGTGCAACGTGTACTCGTCGTTCTCGTGGACCACTTGCGGTGTTCGGATGTGTACCCTAGCCCGGGCGGCCAACTCGGTGAGTCCCCGGTAGCCCACGAGCAGCGTGCATGTGAGCTGTGCCTTGAGCTTTCGCGGAATCAAGTGGGCCATCTGAGCCACGCTGTCGATCTCCAGCCCCAGTTGCGCGCACGTCGCCACGCAATGGGCAATGGATGGCAGGTTACAGCCTTCCCACGCTTTCGGATTGCGCTCGAACACGGCCATAGCCGAGCGGGCCATCCGGGCGTAGGGTATATGCGGCGGCAACAGGCTCGTCACCGCGCGTGCCCTGGCGGGGTCGCGAAACATCTGTGTCACTGCTGTTACGATGGCGCTTCCATTGGCCATATCAACTCTCCTCTGTTTGGGAGTGATGTGCCAGGCAAACGCCGGTCAGCCACTCCGCTACTGCGCTCTGGACAGCGTCATAGAACGCGGCTTTGGCAGCCTCTCCGGCCAGTGCATTGATCCGCCCTGCATGGTCGCTGAGGTATTTGCGGACCTCGCTGGCGATTGAATCAAGAACATCTTGCTTGCCCGGCCACGTGACGTTGCCGCCGCGCGCTGGCGGCCCAGGCACGTCGGCAGTCGGCCCGGCTCGGCGCTTTTCTTCGGCGCGCACCCAATCGTGCATCAGCTCTACCCATTTGGGCATCCTTATTCCCCCCGGGGCGCGAAACCACATCGGGTATGTGCGTTCCAGCCACCCGAGCCCGTCGCGGCAAAAATCGAGGGGGTCGGGGGTCGTCTGTTCTGCCATCTCGCTCTCTGTCATGCTATCTCCTTTGTTCTCTCACGGTGACGTCTTCGTACACCTCGATTGCCCCATTCATCTCCTGCGCTATTGCCTTGACGACTGCCGGCGGATCGCCGGCGGACTTACCGATCCCTTTGACGGTGTCCCGAATCAGGGGTTCATTCGGCATGAGGTATTTGCGCGGCAGCAACTCGGGTTTGATTGTCTGATGCTTCCAGGTCGCCCTCCTGGCCGTGCCGGAAAGCTTGGGAGCCGCCGTTTGGAGTATGACTGGCTGGGATAGCGGGGCCGGGCGCTCGAGAACCTCTTGGGCGGCCTCGGGCTGCCCGCTTTCGTCCAGGTCTACCGCATGGGCCAGTCGTGCGTCTTCCTCCCGCTTCTGTAGCTCGCGCTGTACCCGAGCATTTTCGGCGGCCTCGGCGGCCTTGATGCGACGGACGCGCTCACCGCGTTTTTGCTGGATCAGCCTCATCGCGACGTTTAGTTTTTTCTTGCGGATTGCGGTCTCAGCCGTGGTGAGCGCCTTGTGTCGCGTGTTGGCGAATTTCTTGAGCGGCGTAAAGAGCTTGTCGAGCTTGTCGTCGAGGCTCCGGATATCCAATTCCAGCTTGCCTGCATCCTCGTCGTCACGCTCATCGCGGATGACCATCTCGTTGGCGGCGGCGACGTACCTGTCCGCCAGGTCGTACTGTTCGTCGGTGATCAGCGCGGCGGCGTCCTTGTACGGGTCTTCGAGCACCTCCGGCTTGGTCGCCAGCTCCATGGTGGGCGACGCATTCCGGGCGCGGTACTCGGCTAATTCGCCGCGGGGCTCACCCTCCGGCATCGGCAGCTCGGGGTCCCCGGGTTGTGGTGGCCTATGACCGAGCGGTATCGGACTCTCCATCATCTTTCCTTTCGATTGGGTGTAACTCTTCAGGCAGGGCCACGATTGTGTGGGGCCAGGCGCATGCTGGCAACCGTAATTTCACAGCGCCCCTGGTCTCCCCCGGGATCGTCTCCTCGACGGTCCCATAGATTGCAACGGTTTGCCCGACCTCGATGTCTTCAAGCTTCATCGTCCCTCCTTTCGAGTAGGCCGTTATTGAATCTCCAGTTGCGCCATCCGAAGGCGCACATCCATGCGCTGGTGTCTTCGTGCTTGGTGTGACGGACCAGCTCGTAGGTCCCGTCCGCCGACAGATAGACGCATGCGCGAGAGGTGAACGCCACTTCCCCGGGGTGCGCCGATCGCCAAGCGAGACGGTACGCCTCGGTCTGGAGCCGATGTGCGGGGTGCCGTTGGCCGGTCTTGATGTCGATGATGCACTGGTGATACGCCCCGGGGCAATGCCAGTCAAACATATGGCTAGTGATCAGATCGGCAGTGCCCGCGTACCCCAGCGCCTCATGCCACACCACAGCCTCGATGCCATCGGGGCGGCACTTGACCGCATATTTCAGACAGAACGACACCCATCCCGCCAGGTAGAGCGGTAGCGTGGGGTGCTCAGCGTACGCGGGCACTTCGCTACAGCGTTCCCACAGCATGCCGAGCGGTAGGCCGCAATTGTACTCGGCGCACAAGTTGTGAACCGCCGTGCCGCGATTGCGGGCCTCGTCGGTCCAGTACCGGTCGGCGTCCGGCCCGTAGGCGCCGACGTCCCCGAGAATCTCGGTCACGCTCGGCAGAATACGGCCCTGGTCGGTCGTGTACGTGTGCTTGGCGGGGTCGAAGGTAACGTTCATGTCTATTCGAGAATCGACTCCAATCGTTCGGAGCATTCAAGCACTAGCTGCCGTTCACGTTTCAAGCTCGCGTTCATGCCCCGTAGTTCCGTTATCTTAGCGCGGTCTTTGTCGCGATGCTCTCTGCGCCCCTTCACGAGTGCGACAATCCTTCGCATCATCCGCTCGTTTTCGTCGCGGTAGGCGGTGCACTCTGCGTCACGGCGCCTCACAATCGCCTGGTACGCAGCCAGGCGATGACGGAGAGCGTCATCCTCACCGCGCCGCTCTTCGATGATATCTTCGAGGGCGGAGGTGGCGGCAAGGACCTCGCCAATCTTCTCGCGCGCCCAGTCGCGAATTCCCGAGATCCTCCGGAATAATATTACCGCGTCGCGGATACACTGGAGCTGCACAGTCGGGTCCATCATCCGGCCCTCCTCGGCTGAGTGTTCGGCGGCCCGGCGGGCGGCCTCGTCTTCCTCGTGCTGTTGGCGCTGGGCGGGGGTCATTTGGAGCTCCCACCACGGCCTAGGGAGCGGAGGAAATCCTCGGTTTTCTCGGCCTCGTGACGTTTCGTCTCCGCGATCGCGGCCCGCAAGCTGTCAATCTCCCGCAGATTTTCCGCGTCGAATCGTAGCAGTGACTGGTAGGCGAGTTCCTTCTCCGCGATCGCGGCCTCCAGGCGGTCGAGGCCCTGTCTGACGTCATCGTGGAGGCTGTGCCTCTGGGCGGCGGTGCAACTCGCGCGGTGCATAAATAGGGTGCGATGGGCTTCGCGGATTACGTCGATTAGGTCAGCGGCCTCAGCCATAAGTCACCTTCCCCAGCCTCGCTATGGCCTCTAAGGCGGCTTGTAGCTGGTCGATTGCCGCGGCCCGTTGTGCGCAGATCGGTCGCACTTCGCCAACAATGGCCTCGAGTTGCCGCGCGACCTTGTCGGGGTTTTCACGTCCCTCGTCTTCGGGGTCGCGCATTGCTATCTCTGGCTTATACGCGAAGTCGCGGCGCACGGCGTCGGCAATAATGTCGACAGAATCCAGTAGGACGTCAATACGGTCAATGCCATCGCAGTGTAATCCGAGGGTGTGGATCGCGTCTACTATCTCGGCACTACTCGGCTCGTCTGCGTCGTAATCCTGCCGCGCCCAGAGGACCGAGAGTGCGGCATTTACGTGGTCGGGCCGCGTAGGATTCGGCGTGTCATTGATGTCAACCACTAGTCACCTCCCCAGAGCAGGCAGATCACGATCGTAATCAGCCAGATCACGCTGGCAAACAAGCATCCGAAGATGAAGCCGGAACGTATCTTGTCGATTTCATCCATAAGTTACCCACCCCCAGACGATCAGAATGCCCGCAAGGACCACACCTCCGGCGAGGCAAACCAACAGCACTATGGCCTTGGCCGTGCGCTCGGTGGAGGGCGGAGAATAAGGTGGACGCCACGCGGGCTCGTGTTCGGGCCGGACAGATGTAGTGCGCGGCCCGCGGGCGTCCAGTGCGTCTTCGTCGTGATACTGGCTCGTCCTCGTCTCTCGTAATTTCGACCTCGACCTTGCCGAGAGATCCCTTCCCCGTTCTTGGGCAAGTCGCTGCTGCCAAGCGGCGTTAATGCGCTTCACTTCTTTGAGCTGTTTCTGGAATTCCTCTTCCCATGTTTTTCGCATGATGGCATCCATGAGCAATAGGCCACGGGGAGCGGGCGCCGCCATAGCATCCCGAAGAAGGTCCCGCCCCCCGGGCAGGTTCGCACGGCGTTCCACGTGTCCGGCCTGTGCCTGTCGGACCTCAACCGTGCTCGATCCACCGACCCCACCGGCTACGCGCCGGGGTCAAGTGGGGTCGGGTAATCCGTGGCAGGCACCCCCCGCCCTGATCCTGCCATCGCGATGCCTCGCATACTGGGCGGGGGGTGATTTCGTGGGGACGGCCGGCAATGCGCGGTCGGCCGTCCCGATGGAGGTAACCTGCGGGCGCGGGTTTCTTGGTTTTCCCCGCGCCCGCTTGGAGTATCCCAGCCACGCACCCGATGGTGCGCTCCCACATGGATGCGCTGGGCGTACGATGAAGAATCCGCGAAGCAAGGAGACACCGACTAACCGAAGCTACCCGGTGTCTCCAGGAGGGGAAAGAAGCGTCGTGAAACGCGGTCTCGCAAATTCGTGCGGCGGCACCCGCCACGTGGCGTTGTCGCCCGACTAAGCCCCTCGTCTCGTTCATCCTTTTCTCGCGCTTTCTATGGCGGTGCCCACATAATCGGCGTCGGCCTCCAGGAGCCAGGCAAGAAAATCGTCGATCGTCGTGTACTGATCGCAGACCTTGACGACCTGGTCGAACAGTCGGTCCATATTCCCAGGCGTGACGTTATTCACGTAGAACATCCGGTGCGTTGGTTTCGCATTCCCGCTGGCATCTGTCAGCCTGCAACCGATGCGATTCGGGCTTGGTCGCGTGGACGACAGAGACTGGAGTCTCGGGGTTGGTTCGTTGATCATGCCTCAACTATACCACATTGCAACGGGCGTTGCAAATAGGTTTGCAAAAAAAGTTGCAAGAAAGTTTGCATCACCCCCCGGGGTGGGATATACTGAAGGTGTCCTACGCGACTGCGAGTCCGTGGTCCAGATAGCTCGCTAGGGCTACGGGCCACCTCCAGGACGGGACAGAGTGCAGCCGGGTTACCCGAAAGGGGGGTGTAGCGGTGGTAGCTGGGTTCGATTCCCGGTCAGCGATCGCAACCGGGTCCGATTCCCGGCCCGGCTGATGATGGTTACCGGGCGGCTTGTGTCGCCCTTGTACCTAGGTGGAGCCCCGTGACCGTCGGGGCTTGACGCCGGCACGGTGTAGTTCAATGGCAGATAATGGGCTTGCCCGTTGGTGCGGGTTCGACTCCCGCCACCGTGTATGGCTGTAGAGGCGACGTCGCAGGATGACACGACAGATCGGAAGATTGGTCGAAGTATCCGCCCGTGCCCAGACCATGCGGGCGCGACAGCCTGGTCTAGGCGATGCTCGGAGGTGTCGGGGGAACCCGACGATCGTTAAGACGGGCATTGGCCTGGGATGTAGGACCGCCGGTGTCTCTGGCGGCGGTTCGAACGGCAGCGCGAGATTGGATGGGCGGGGCCCGGCTCGCGTGCGCTGGAGCCTCATGGTGCTGCCGGTTGGCCTGGAGGGCTACCAGAGACACTTTTCACGGTGATGACGGAATGGTAACGGCGGAGGAATTAGACGACATCGTGGAGGCGATCTACCGCGCTCGGCAGGAATGCTGGAAGGCTGCGCAGGAGGCGCCGGCAAGACCCGCGAGGAAATCGGACTTCAGCGTCACCTCTCAGCAGTATGACCTGGCGTACATAGTAGCGTCCCTGGACGCTGCGCAGACCAATCTCGAGCAAGCCGTGGCGGTCCTGGCTACCACTGAGATCAGGGCGCCGTTTTGAGGAGATGAGATGGCAGGAGACGGCAACACCTGGACGATCAAGCTGACCGAGTACATGCGGCTGAGGCTGGAGCTGGCGGCGAAGATGATGGTGGCGATGTTCGGGATTGAGGATTGGGATGACAGGCCCCACACGATGGCAGCCCGAGCGGTAGATTGTGCCGACGAACTTCTCAAGCAGTCCGGCGCCCGGATCGACGAGGACGTCGAGGACGTCGATAAGGGCGGAGCAACCTATGTTGAATATCAACCCATGCACAATGGGGACAGTCGTGCCTGAGGTGAACGTGGTCGATCTACCTCCGATGCTTGCTAGAGCCTTTGCTGCCATGCCGACAGCCCAGCTGGTGATCCACCTGTCGTCTGTGCAGCAGGCGATGGGAGTCCAGTGCCCCATGGCGCGGGCACTCCGACAGGCTATCGACGTCCGAATGGAGACCACCCATGACGCTCCGTAAGGTGTGGGAGAAGTACAAGCACTTGGATCGCGTCATCTCAGATCCGCAATGGGCGGATGACGACCTGCGGATGAGGATCCTCCGCGACTGCTGGCAAGAGATCAAGGCACACGTGGAAGCTGAAGGTGCAGCCCCACCGCGGGGCACAATCCAGGAGGCTCTCCGTAAATCTAGCAAGGCCGGGGGCAACGCGTGGGACAAGATCGCCGACGAGGACCTGGCCGCGGAGATGGGGCGCGACGGGTGACCGACAGTGCGACGACAGCGACCCCCGACCACACCGCGATCGGCTCGCGCGTAACATTGGAGGCCGAGGTCGTCGCCGTGTTCTACCCGGACCCGCGGTGGCGGGAGATTGCCATTACGCCGGGGCCCGGGATCACGCCGGCGCGCGTGTGGGTGCACCTCGAGACCCTCCAGGGGGCGCGTGCATGATCCCCGGCGTTACCCCGTACTACGAGCGCGATGGCATCGCGGTCTATCACGGCGATTGTCGGGAGCTGTTGCCCCTGATCACCGCGGGGTCGATCGACCTGGTTTTGACCGACCCGCCGTACGGGGTGCGGCTGGGGTCCCATGGGGCATCCAGCGAGCGGAGGGCTAACTATTTATGCAAGGGAGCGTACGATCAGTATGACGACACTCCCGAAAACTTTCGGGCGGTGGTAGTGCCTGTGGTTCAACGATGCGTGGAGCTGGCAGTCCGCTGCATGGTGTTTAGTGCTGTCCCACTGGCGTGGCGTTTCCCAGCCCCAGATGCGCTCGGGGGCGTGTTTGTCCCGTCCGGATGCGGGCGCACGTGCTGGGGTTTTACGTGCATGTCCCATTGTCTGCTGTATGGTGTGGCGCCGGAATTGGAGAAAGGCGCTTTCCCGACATCGCAGCTGAGCACGGCCAAGAGCGCACCCATGGGACACCCCTGCCCGAAACCGTTGCATTGGATGACATGGGCCGTCCAGCTCGGGTCGCGCGACGGACATCTGATCCTCGATCCGTTCCTCGGCTCCGGTACGACGCTCGTAGCCGCACACCAGCTCGGTCGCCGTGGCATCGGTATTGAGATATCAGAGGCGTACTGCGAGATTGCCGCCGGCAGGCTGGATGCCGCCGAGCGCGGCATGACCGTAGGCGAAGTGAAGGCCGGACAGCGGATGCTGTTCGAGCGGGGGGGAGCTAACTCGCCCGATCGGCCTCGGCTGCCTGAATCCCGCGATCGATGAGCCAGCGGAGGGTCGCCGAAAAGCTAGCCTGCGGGCTGGCGTCGTCGCGCATAAACGCCTCCACCCACTCGCGCTGTCCATCGGTGAGCCGGACGCTGATATGGCCATTGGCCCGGCCCGCGGTCGTCGACCGGGGGCGGCCTGGTCCTGGTCGTTTCGGGTGCTTTTTCGTGGTCATCATGCTATAGTATACCCCATCCGTGGGCCGCGGCAACATTTTTGAGATTTTTCTCGGATTCCCTTTGACATCGTACCACCGTGTGGTACACTATAGTAGTGAGATGATGAGAGTGGGAACCAAAACACGAAAGGGTGAGACGATGACGACGGCAACTACTGACACGCGCGAGCTGACTGACGAGCAGATCCGGATAATGGCGGAATTCATCGTGGGGATCGAAGCAGGGAACCCCGCCCATGCAGTACATTATGCCGACGATATCCAAGAAGTCGCAGAAGTGATTGAGACCACACGTGACGCATTCGATCGTTACGACGGGAGAGTCTGGCGCGAGGCCAGCTCGCCGGAAGACGAGGTCCGCGAGGGTTATCCCGCACGCCATTTTGCGCAGGTCCAAGCGGCCAAGGGCCAGCAGCGTTATGAGCTGTGGGTGATCGATTTCGGCGATGTCCGGGCGATCTACCAGATCTAATCGACAATCCCCGGGCCCTTCAGGGGCCCTTCTGAAAGGACGAGACGATGACGACAGCAACGATCAAATGGGGCCAAGGCAATAGTCAGGTGTCATGTGTGCAGGACGTGTTGGCTGGCTGTGATACGGCGGTACGTTATGAGACGGTCCGCCGAATGAGCCATTCGCCTGCGTATCAAGGACGACGCGCGGCGCAATGGCCATTACGGTCCGTATGGCGATTCCTCAGCCGGATGGCTGCCCGGCTCCCCAGCGACTGGACGCTCTCGGTGTATCGTGGCGGCTTGTCGGGACGCCCCGACCTCTGGGGTGGACCCGTGGTTGGCGGCTATCACCTCACCGTATGGGCTGTGTGTGGCGGGCAAATCCAGTTCGAAATTGTCATCTCGCCGACCACTACAGCGCAGGTGGGAGGCCGCGGGCGGATGACGATCACGCTGCCTAGCGGTGTCGAGATTATAGTCCGTGACGTGGCCACAGCTCTCAAGCGGATCTATGCGGCGGGGGAAGGACAGAACACCTATGGGCCGCGGTCTATGGCTGTGGGGGATGTGATGGTCCGAAATAGGAGCTGAGACGATGACGACGACAACGGACAAACCCCGCGTGCGATGGGGTCGAGGATGCACAGGCCTGGGCCGACCGTACATCCTATACGGCGCCGGCAACAGGGATGGCCACCGGCAAATCACTGCACCCGACTGGAAGTGGTCGGTCGAACGCCAAAATACGTGGCTGGAGGGTTTCGCCGCCTGCGCAAAAGTCCAAGCCGCCAACGAGGAACGGAGCTGAGACGATGGCCAATCTTTTCGCAGGCCTTGCGATGTAACGACGAGTAGAGTAAAAGAGCAGACCGTCCACGTGAGTCGTCCCGAGTGGCGTTTCGGGGACCCCGTGGAACGGTCTATCGAAACCCGGCTTTGTCCTTTGGTATTAGGGGGCCGGGTTTTTTATGCGCCCTTGCGGTTGATCAGTTCATAGCTCCCATGCCTTACTTGTCTTATTTGCCTCCCACCTTCCCTCTTTGCCCTCCGCCAAAGCTCACTCGAACTCGAGTCCGCATGTCAGTTTTGCCGGGCACGGCAAACCCGCCACCCCCGCGACCGCCGGGGTGGAACTCGCTACCCTACTAAATTAGGGCAGATTGGCACTCGTTAGTAGGAGAGCCACTTTTCAGCCCCACTGAACTTGCCCCAGCCAGGACAATGGTGTACACTATGGGCGAGGTAGCGATGACCGAAAAGAAGTCGAGCTGCAAAAAGCCAAAAGCGAAGCGGAAGCTGAACGGCAGGCTGTTCAAAAAAGGGAACAAAGTCGGACGGCTGGGCAAGGGTGTCCCGCACCCCAATCAGCCGCGGACGATTGCCGATGTCCAGCAGGCGTTCATCCGATCCACTCATGATATCGATGACCGGCTTGAGCAGCTGAAACGCGACGACAACGGCATGTACCTGCGGATTATCGCAGGCCTCACCGTGAAGCTCCAGGAGCAGGCGGCGCCGCAACGCATAGAGATCTCGTTCGGGCCGGACCGGACCGAGGTCGAGGAGCCGCCGGGTTAACCCGGCGGCGGGGCGATGTTCGCATGTCGGTCGTGCCCCTCGAAACCCGCCAGTGTCACATACGCCCCAACAAGGGCGCGCAATCGGACTTCCTGAAATCCACAGCCCCATATCCAGCGATCACTACGGGGCTGGGCGGTGGCAAAACATGGGCCGGCTCGCTCCGTCTGCTGCTGTGGATGATACGGCACCCGGGCGTCGACGCACTTGTTGTCGAACCCACGTACGACCTGATTAACCAGATTGCCGTCCCCGCGATCCGCTTGCACCTCAAGGCGTTCGGTATGATTGGCGAGATGAACCATCAAACGATGGAGATGCGTATCCCCTCGCTCGCCTCTAAGATCATTTTCAAGTCTGGCATGAAGGCGGAGCGAATCACCGGCATCGAGGTCGGCTACGCGTGGATTGACGAACCGGCCCGTATCCAGGGGTTCCCTTCGGATCCGACCCGCGACTGTTACACCAACGTGATCGCCCGCGTGCGAGATCCGCGGGTAACGCCGGAGGAGCGGGGCGTGTGCGTGACGGGTACCCACGAGGGCGTCGGCACGTGGTTCCACGATCGATGGGAGCGTGATCCTCTGCCCGGGCACGTGCTGTATCGCGGGAAAACGACCGACAACAAAAGCCCGGGGATTGCCGAATACGCCAAAAGGCTCGAGCAGATCTACGGTCCTGAGCTAGCCCGGCAGTACGTCGACGGGTACGCCATCGAGTCGTCGCTGGCGGCGATTCCGTACAGCATAATCGTCGGATTGCAAGACCACCGGTGCACGGCGGAACCCGACTGGCGACGGCTCACGGAGCATCCCGGCCCGCTCAGCGTGGGCATGGACATCGGCAGGACGCAATCGCTCACGGTGTTCTGGATTGTGTCGCCCGGCCCGAACGACCAATGGATAACCGAGGCCGTCGTCGAGATGCGTCAGGCGACGTTCCGAGAACAGTTCGCAATGCTTGAGATGATCGTGAGGCTGCCCGGGTTCAGCCGGATGGCTATCGACTCGTCGTTCAACCCAGCCACAGCCGAAGATGCGATAAACAAATGGGGGGCACACGTGATCGAGGGGGTCCAGTTCACATCGCAGAACAAGGTGGAGCTGGCCCAAGGGCTGATAGCGGCCGCACAAGATGGCCGGCTGCGGATACCCGAGTCCGAGTCGGTGGTCGCCGACTTCCACTCGGTCAAACGGACGGTCACCGGGCGGGGCGTGGTGCAGTATCACGCGGCGTTCTCGGCAGACGGGCACGCCGACCGGTTCTGGGCTGCGACCCTGGCCTTGCGTGCGGCGCGGCGACAGCATATAACGTTTACAGCGACGCTTGGACCGAAGTCCGTCGCGTATGGCGCGAGAGCGTGGTGACTGTTATGCGACGAAAGGAGAAATCATGGGCGTGAAATTTAAGTTTGGGCTTGAGGCCAAGGTGGAATTCTGCAAGGCCGATTGGACCGGCACCGTGGTCGGGCTCCACTACGATCGCGACGAAAGCAAGTACGCGGTCGTCCAGTACGCCGACACAACCGGGCAGGTGCACGAGCAATACATCCGCGAGAGCGATCTGGGCGCGGTGACGTAGGTGATGAGGTGGGTATCCGTAATCTGCTGAGAATCCCCGACTGGCTGCGATATCGCGGCAAGCCACCGCAGCAGCCCGTCTTCCGCCACGAGCACAGCCTCGACGACATCGGCGATTGGGTCACGGATGGCATCGATTACGCGAAGATCCAGCGGCTGATTCGGGCCGCGGACGACGGGGACGTTGCCGAGACGCTCCAGGCATTTGAAGAAATCGAATCCAAAGACCCGCGCCTCTACGGCCTGCTCCAGACCCGGCGGATGGGATTGACCGGGCTGCCCTGGCGGGTCGTGTCGGCCTCCGAGTCGCAGTGGTTCCGCGGTGACAAGGTGTTGGCCGACGAAGCGGCGGCGATGGTGGGCGAGAAGCTGGACGGCCTCGAGGATTTCCCGGAGGCACTCGAGCATCTAGCAACAGCGATCGGCCCCGGCCTGGCGATGATCGAAATCGTCTGGAACGGGATTGACGTCCATGCCCTCCAACCCCTACCGTCGTCCCGGATTCAGGCCGATACTCAGAATGACGGCCAGCTCCGCGTGATCACAGCCGACGAGCAGATGGGCATCCCGCTGGAGGCGGCCAAGTGGATCGTGCACGCCCCGTCGGCGCGGACGGGGTTCATATGGACGCGGTCGCTATCGCACGCGTTGGCGATGGCGTACGTCACTAAACTGCTGGCCAAGGCGGATTGGGCGATGTTCGTCGAGCGCTTCGGCATCCCCTTCATCCACGCCACCACTGACGGTGATGTGAGTAGCGCCGAAAAGGCTGCCCTCGAGGATATGCTGGGGCGGTGGGGTACCGCGGGCTGGGCCCACTTCAAAAAGGGCGTCGAAATCGGGCTCGTCGAGAGCGCATCACGTGGGATCAGCCCGCACGAAGCAATCGTCGAGTGGTGCAACCGGGAGATGGTGATAGCCATCCTCGGTGGCACACTGACTGCGGACACAACGGGGGCAACGGGGACGTTCGCAGCGGCGAACGTACACAATCAGGTGAGAGCCGACCTGACGGCAGACGACATCCGTAAGGAAAGCAGGACTGTAGGCCGGGACCTAATCAAGCCGATGGTCCTCTACCAGTTTCCGGCCCGTCGTCCAGCGATGCCGACCTTCGAGCACTACGTCGATGAGCTGGTAGACCAGAACCTGCTGGCCGACATGCTCGGCAAGGCTCAGGCTGCGGGCCTGCGAGTCGGGCGCGACTGGGCTCACGATGCGCTCGGCATCCCCATACCGCAGAAGGACGAGGAAGTGCTCCAGCCCCCGCAGCCGCAGGACCCATTCGAGGAGGGACTATAGATGGTATTCGGGTTGATCGGCCTGTCATCGGCCTTAGTGGTGGTTTCCTGTGTCTTGGTGATGGTCTCTGGGATTCTTCAGCGGAAGGCGCATGTGACGCTTGTTACGGCTCTCCGTGACCAAGAGAATTTGAACCTGAGGATCGCCGCGGAGACCCGCGGTCCGTCCGAATCAGCAGAGGAATACCTGCGTCGCATGGAGGAGGGGTTGTGAATATCATTCAGCTTGATTTGACGGAAGAGGAGATGGCCGTATTGCGGGGCAAGGCATTCACTGACGCGAAGGATGCGGCCATCAAAGCGGGCTTCAAGCACGGGAGATTGGCGGACTTCATCGAAGGGGCTATGTGGGCATGGGGTGGTACAACCCAGAATCAGCGACAGGATATCCAAGTGTTACTTGAAGCGATAGGAGAATATTAGGAGAATATGCCGATGCCCCTTCGTGACCATAAACAGGTGATGGTGGGCCTCGACAGCCTGTCCGAGCGGCGGGTGAGCGGGGTGGGGAAGGCGTACCACGACGGTCTGGTCGCCCCGATGCTCAAGGCGCTACGTGCAGCGAGTGGAAGCAAAGCGGCGCTGAAGACGTTGGGGCCCGGACTGATCCGCAAGATGGACGACGACGCGCTGGTCAAAGACGTCGGAAACGCACTGGACCAGGCTGCGGGGATCGGGATGGTCTCCGCGATTCCACGCGAAACGGAGGAGTGATGGCTGGACCGGCGGCTACAGAGTTACTCAACATCTGGTTGCTCCAGGACAAACTGGGGGTGGCGTTTGATGCAGGCAATAAATGCTTGCCCAGCCCATACCCTGAAATGCGGCAGGTGGTCACGAAGATCGGAGAGGCACTTTGGTGGTCTGGACAGACAGAGCGGGCAGCGGCGGATGACATTCGCAAGCTGCCAGACAGCGAGGCGCAATTAGATGAGGTTCGCAGGCTATTGCAATCATTGAGGGATGGGCCTAGACGCTCCCGAGATGCACGGCAAATGATGTAAGCTAGACTGTAGCAACGACACAGGGTTGCGGGCGGGTGATCACGCCCGAAACGCCTGTTGATCCCGTAGCGCTGAACAGGGGCGTGGCGGTCTTCGGACTGTCACGCCCCTTTGTCGTTGCGCTTGTCGCTACGCGACATTGCCGCGACATCGCGTTTGTCGCGTTTAAGCTGGGCAAGATAGGCAATGGCGGTAACCGCACTAGTAAAGGACGACTTCAAGGTCAAAGGCCACGTCGAGGCGGCGAGGTTCTTTGGCAAGAAGACCGCGCTGAAGTCGTGGCAATTCGAGCAGCTCTCCGCGGCCAACCGTGCCCGGGCGTTCCGGATCGCTGGGGTGGAGCGGCTGCGGTTGGTCCAGCAGGTCCGCAACTTCATCAAGAAAGCGATCGAGGACGGCACGCCGTGGCGCGACGTGCTCAACAAGATGGAGGCGCTGTTCGGCACGGCGGGTGTCCCCAAGCCGAGCCTGGCCCGCCTGCGGACCGTCTACCGCTCCAACACGCTGCACGCGTACGCGGTGGCGCGTAACGAGGTCCTGAACGATCCGGAGGTGGTCCGGGGCTTCCCCTTCAGGCAGTACCTCTCCGTGGGCAACGGACGTCCTGGCGTCAACAACGTGCGTGACGTGCACGCCGGATTCCACGCCAAGATATTCCGCCATGACGATCCGTTCTGGGCTCACTTCTCACCCCCCTGGGAGTGGGGTTGCCGGTGCTTCGTCGTCGCGCTGACCGCAGGGCAGGTCGGGCGGAAGACCGTCTGGACGTACAAGGGCGGCGCGCTCGTACCCGTCGCCGGGGCGGGCAAGGGCAAGCCCAAACGACTCAAGGCCAAGCCGCACCCCGACTTCGACTTCCCCCGCGACTCGTTCGACGGAAAGCAGTTTGATCTGAAGGGGCTCGACGCTGCTTTGCAGCGGATCGCAAAGGAGATCACGAAATGAATCTGGACAGTCGTCCGCTGACATGGAGCGCAATGTATGGTCAGCCCGTGGAGCTGACAATCGCGGCTGACGCGGGCGCAGAGCATACGTCGCGGGTGGTAGTGGTGCCGGCAAACGAGGATGGCGTCGCGAAGTGCTCGCACGGCGACTACCACCTGACGTCCGAGGACGCGGCGCGGGTCATCGCAGCCTTCGAATCGCAGGGGGTTGACTTGCCGATCGACTACGAACACGCATCGGCACCGGGCGTCATGCCCCCGGGCACACCCAACCCGGCGGCGGGCTGGATCACGAAGCTGGTACACGAGGTCGGAGTCGGCCTCATTGCCATGGTGAAATGGACGGACCGGGCGCGCGAGTACATCCGTAACAAAGAGTACCGCTACCTGAGCCCGGCGGTCTATCTGGACAAGAAGACGAGGCACGTGCTCTCGTTGGTTTCTGCGGGATTGGTGCATAACCCGGCGATGGTCGGGATGGAGCCTCTCACCGCTTCCAACAGGAAAGGATCTGACATGGGTGAGACAAAGGCGACTGGACCGATCGCACTATTGCTCGCGCAGGAAGATGGTTCGCCGGAGGCCGCCAGCGCAGAAATGCTGGTCGGTCGCCTGCAAGCCGCGCTGGAAGACAAGGGCAAGGACCCCGGCTCGACGCTGGAGTCGGTGCTGGCAGCGGCCCTGGCGTTTGTGAAAG